GCAAAGAGTTTCAAGATAAGCTGGATCGCTGGGAGGAGACAGGCGAGGTTGATTACTACCCGCCAATCAATCCTAAAGATGCAGCTCGTACTTACAGCGCAGGGTCAGATAGTGAGCCAGTAAAGCTTGATAATTATGTTGAGGAATTAACAAAATTGTTACTAGAAAACAAGGCAAAAATTACAAAAGCAGAAGAGGAGAATAGCAAAATACAAACCGAGATTATGGGCATTATGAAAAACCATACCCACGGTATAGCAGGGCAGTACCAAATAAGTTGGCCAGTACGTAACTACAATGCCAAGCCAGCAACGATTACACCAGCAAAAGCGGCGTATTCCATACGTCAATCCACTCTCACAATTAAGGAATTGAAATGACTAACCTAGTAAAGCATCAAGGGTTTGCGCCGCAGACCATGACAGAGGCTATTGACTTCAGCAATATGCTGTCAAAAAGTACGATGGTTCCCAAGGCCTACCAAAATAAACCAGAGGATGTGCTGGTAGCTGTGCAATGGGGCTACGAGCTCGGCCTTGCCCCGCTACAGGCTTTGCAGAACATCGCGACTATCAACGGTAAGCCAAGCGTGTATGGCGATGCAGCGATGGCTCTGGTGCAGAACTCGCCTGTATGCGAGGACGTGAAGGAGTACTTTGAAGGCGAAGGTACCAGCAATCCAATCGCGGTCTGCGTAGCCAAGCGTAATAACCGTACCGAGGTTATCAGCAAGTACAGCGTGGAGGATGCCAAGCGAGCTGGTCTATGGAATAAGCAAGGGCCTTGGACTCAGTACCCAAAGCGTATGTTACAGATGCGAGCCCGTGGCTTTGCCCTGCGGGATGCGTTTCCAGACGTTTTGAAGGGTTTAATCACGGTTGAGGAGGCTCAGGATTACCCAGACGATACGCCATCAGCGCAAGCCCCTCAGATTAAACACGCTAACCCGCTGGATGCGATTGCGCCAGCTGTTGAAGTGGAGGTTTCAGAGGTAGTTTCTTTAGAAACACCAACTGAAGAATGTAGCGAAAATACAACAGTTGAGGCATTTCAAACTGTATCCGAGCCGATACAGCCGCCTGGTACTTTTAAGTTAAACATCCCAGGCAAACCTTCCGAGCTGCATGAAGGCATGAACGCATGGATGGATCGCTATAACGAGATGGCAGATAAGGTAGCCAAATCAAGGCTGCCAGCAGACGTCAAGATCCAAAAGATTGCAGAGTTCAATACGCTAAACGCGGATGTACTTTCTATGCTGACTACGATTCAAAAGGTTGGCATGACTGCACACAAGCAGAAACGCAAGCAAGCTATTGACGCATCAGCCGCGGAGTAAATCGATCTCGGCCTGCCTGCGCTTAACCAAGCCGGGCAGGGTTTTACCTCCACCACGCACCCACTTCTTTAGTTCTGTCTCTACGCCTAGCAGGTCATTAGAGTCCACCCTGCGCTTTAGAGTGCTTGCCCGATACCTACCTACCCCTAAGTTGTAAGCGAAGTCTGTAATGGCCGCTAAGAGCCTCTCATTGGCTATCAGGATAGGCGATGCCTTAAGTACACCAGTCATGTAGTTGTTTTGCAGCTCACGCATGAGCCAGTCGTTTGCCAACTCCTTAGATATGGGCTCATCTTGCATGGTTACTTTGGTGCCATCTGGCTTGTATACGGTGCCGTATCCGATGGTTGGATAGCCTGCTGGGCAGATGTAAGGTTTACTGGAAAACCCCTCAAAAAATCTGCACAGATCCGCGGCTAGGGTTAGTGCCTGGTTCTGTCCCACACCCGGCCTGTAAACCAAAAAGTAAGTACCATCATTAGTATCGCCATATCCTCTTGCGACCAGCTTGATACAAGCACTTCCTTCCAGTTGGCGCCAGCGTCAATAGCCAACCACATACTTACAATCTTAACTAGCGAGTACAGGACTACAAACCACGTAGTCACGCCTGGGCGAATGGCGGCAGACAAGGTAGCAACCCAGCCACCAGCAGCTCTAGCAGTCTCACCTTGCTCTCTAAGGGCTACGTTCATAGCATCGAGCTCTTTGCCCATAAGCACAGTCTCTTGCTCACGCATGGAGATCTCACCCTTGAGCTGTGCAAACTCCATCTCTTTGCCTAGCATGGCCAGCTCATGTGCTCGCTCATTCTTTGCATCCCATAGCTTCATTACTTCTGGGACTATGCGGAATACCCCGCCAAGCAGGGATCCGAGCAGGGTCTCAATCATTCTTAACCGACTTTGATCTGGCCAATACTAGCCAAGTAAGTTACAAGGGCAACCGCACCCACGCCTACAATCCAAAAAAATTTAGTAACAATGGATTTTCCAACCGAGGTATAGACCTTTTCAATCACCCTCTCGGTTACTTTTTCCACTATATCTTCCAGCTCTTGATCGGTTAAGTTAGACATGATTACTCTTTCTTTCTTAGTAAGATGGGTACCACTTATTAGTGGCTCTGTCGTAGGTCATAATCAATGCCTTGCTGACTACAGCAGTAGTAGCTAAGGCAATATTCCCAGCAGTAGTAGTTGCAAATACGCCAGTAGGAATGATAGTAATTTGACCGCCGCCAACCATCTCAGGAGGAGGAGTAATTGTTACCACATTAGTAGTGCCAGATACAAACACAACAGGAGTCTGAGGCTGTATCGTGGCAGCAGAGGCAATCGTAGGAGCTGTTGACCCATTAGCAAAGATGCCTAAGTAGTCATCAAAGGCCAGCATCCCTAAGTCTTTATTCCTGCTTACCTGCGAAGGAGCAGAACCGAGTAGTCTTTTTATAGTCACGCTGTCATCTCCTGTAATTCTGCTGATGGTAATGCTTTTGGATAATAGGATAGTTTCTTTACATACCCGTTTATGAAGTTATCGCCAGAGTTTCCTCTTGTTCCTATAACTAAAGAATTTACAACTGGAAGCGATGCTGAGGTATCTGTAACTCCTAAACTTCCATTACAAGCAAAATTAATATTGTTTGCGCTGTAACTTAAAGCTGATTTTCTAGTAGAGCCACTAACATCTATACCGATTGATGCTTGTGTAACGCTATTAACACTAATTGAGCTTATTTGAGAAACTAAGCCATTATTAATTATTGCTGTGAAATTTGTGTTAGCGTTTGCTGTGTCATAAAAACCGCTACGACCCATGGTGCTAGTGTTGTCAATATACAAAGTACCTTCAGCAATGTTATACCAACTAGAGAAGTTCGCACCAGTCATTTCCGCTCTCTCTCCTGCACGAGTTACTGCGCTGACTCCTGTTGGGATGTACGATGTTGGGAAAGCACCAGCTTCAATTTGAACACCAGCCCAATAGAATCCGTCATAGCCATTCCCAGTATAAGTAGACTTAGCTTTAGAGAAAACATAAAAACCAAGAGGCACTCCTGAAGCTCTGTTTGTTGTTATTGAGCATCTATACCACCCATTGCCAACAGGTGTTAATGTAGCTGTTCCTGATGTAATTGTTCCAGCAGAAAGATTAAGAGTTACACTATTAGTTATAGCATAACCTCCTGTGTATAGCTCAATAGTAACAGCGGTTATTTCACCAGCTTTTAAATACATACTGAATGTGTAATCTGATGTAGCTGGTACTCCGATATATGAATTAGGGTCGCCTAAGTAATGGATAGCATTGGATGTATTTTCCACAAACTTATTGCCACTTCCAACAGGGCTGATAGCTGCACCAGTAACAGAAGTTCCGTTAGTGGCATTTGTCAATGTGTTTGAACCAAGAATTAAATTAGCCCTACTCTCCTCAATCAACAATCCTTTAGGCTCTCTAGTGATTGGGTCGTAGTCCAGTCTTGCCACATTATTAGCAGCAGTTTGTAGCGTAGGGATGTAGTTTGTAATAGCTTGAGTGGTTGTTGGAGTGTATGCTGTGGCTGAACTGCGTTGCTCGGCTTGTGAACCCCAAATATACATTCCTGAAACACCATCACCCAAAGTTCCTGATGATGTATCTGTAGCAGAAGTCCAGCAGTTTACAGTTCCACCTGCTGTGCTTGCCATGTTTGGAGTTGTTACTGTGCATCTATACCATCCACTACCTACTGAAGTTATTGTAGATGTTCCGCTACCGCCAGAACTTGAACCTACTGTGCCAGTAGTAATGTTGAATGTTTGGAATACATTTAAACCACCAGCCTCAATTTGAAGCAATACAAAAGAATATCCATTTGGTTTTACATAAACAGAATATGTATAAGGCACTCCTGATATTGGAAGCAATACTTGTTTAACTCTATGCACGGAAGTAGTTGCCGAAGCAATTACAGAAGATGCTGTTGTAGTACCATCAGGTGCAGTAGTTGTGTTTGCAGTTGCAGTTGTATTTTCTTTAGTCCAAATAGCATTAGTTACATCTTGCGACCAAAGTAACAAATTCTCCTCTGCCTTAGCACTACTCTTAGCATCATAGAAACTAGCGTTACTGGCTCTAGCAAAAGTAATCCTAGAGTCTAGTGTCTTAGCATTTACAAAGTCTAGGTTAAGCGTTGGTTGAACATCTGATATAGCAGTATCGTAGTAAGGGTTGTGGCTTACTGTATCTACTACATCCATGAAGGCGAGCTTACCTAAGTCACCATTAGTGCTGACCTGATTCGGCTTGTTACCAATTAAACTTGGCATGGCTTAACCCCAGATTCTTTGTGGAACAGTAGGAACTACAGCGAATGGAACTAAAGCAGAAGTATCCTCACCGACTGCTCTGACGTTGACATGGTAGCCATCAAGAGCAGCCATGACTGGTACTTCCATGCCATCTTCATTAGTCGTAGCTTCACCAGTAGGTCTGTAGATAGTACCAACAACATCAATGTTAGCAAAGTTAGGAGTAACTATATCCTCTCCTGCTGGAGTGATTACATTACCTTCTTGGTCTACAACAGCTAACACAGGAGTAGTGGTGTAGAGAACTGAATCAGCTTGTGCTTTGTCAGTAAATTTTAAATATAAGTCGTTCATTTGTTTTCCTTAGTTAGACTGTGGTTACACCTTGGAGCTGTGCATTAGTTACACGGACTGGGTAGTAAGCTAGTTTTTTGATACAACCATTAATGTAGTTATCTAAACCATTTGTTCTGCCTATAACAATTCCTGAATAAACAGTCATTAATGCGGTTGTAGTTGCTACAGTTCCAGCATTTGCATTCATAGTAAAACCAGCATTGCTATAAGAGGAAGCTAATTTAATAGTTGTTCCAGCAGCAACTGTATTAC